GTTCGTTCTTGTTTGGTGCATCACGGAACCGTTCTTGCCCTGCGCCTACAGAAACACGCTTAAAATGGTACCCACCAGCTAGTGATTTACGCAACATCTTGCATGAAGTGTCCACAATCAAGCCCGGCTTACCATCAATCAGTCGTTGCATTGGTGCCGCAGCTCCTTCACGACGTACTTTAAAGTCATTTGAGTGCGTTGGTTGCGCTCTTAACCCTAATGTACGCAGATAATCAAAGGCTGTGACCTCATAAATGGCATCTCGTTGCATACCAGCAGGGTCGCCCCACATCATTACTTGTGCTTTAGGGTATCTAGCGTTCAATTCTGCAAGCAATTGCTGACCAAAACGCTCTAGCCCCATGTCTTCTGTGACTATTTCATGCAATACAACCCATCTGCCATTAGATAAACGCTGTCCAATCACTGCTGCAGGCGTCAAACCAAAGTCCAAACCTATCTGTATTGGCTGTGAATCGTCGTATTCTACGGTAGCAGACATCATTTGGTCGTTGTATTCAGGCCATACAGGGCGACCTTCTTGCACATAGGTATACTTACCCTCTGCATAACAGCGAATCCAGTCTAAGTTCTTACCACCAAGCATCTGTGGATAGTAACCAGCAGGAAGATTGTTTAAGTTCTCGGCTTTAGGATTGATTTTCCACCAGCGACCAGAGGCAAAGATGTGGTCATTGGCTTCAGGATTGTCAGGCAGGTCAGATGGGTCAACTTCTATCACGCCACCAGGCTGATTAAAGAATTTCCAAGCGTATGCGCCAGTTACCTTCTCTTTCTCGGCCACCCTGTGCCACCAATGGTCGTCATCCATAGGGTTGGTGTCCATGAATACGCCATGCCATGTAGCACCACCATCACGCTTAGTAGGATAACGGCCTACCCTGTGTGTAAGCCCATCAATTACAGCCTTTGGTAGCTCACGCGCCTCGTTTACCCACGCGCCAGTCAGCTCTAATGACAGCAACTTACGCACATCTTTAGGTTGGTCTAGCGCCAAGAAGATAACTTCGCAATCTACACCAGCAGCCTCACCTTTTGCAGGCAAACGGATGTGGTGAGTAATAGGTGGAGTCCAAAGCAATGGGCCAAACGTGGATTCTGGAAACAAGTCTAGCCATGTCTTGATAGTTGTAGTCTTTAACATAGGATAACTGTTACGCACTACGGCAAAACGCGTGTATCGAATGTTATCCACAGGGGATGGCTTCTGCTGTAGCGCTTTAATGAATATCTTGGCGCAGCAAGCGTAGGACTTGCCGCTACCTACAGGCCCCATTAAACCTTGCACAAAGGAATCGTCTTGCAGAAACCTATATACCTCTGGGCTTTTACTGAAGTTTAGGTTTAAGCCATCAAAGGAAACCTGTTTACCGCTTTGTTCTTTAGTTTTCGCCATCTACTACCTCTGCGTCTATAGGGTCTGGAGCAACAATGTTTACGCCAATGACCGAAGGCTTATCACTTTCTTGGGCTTGGTCAAGGAGGCCAGATGCTTTCGCCAATAACCGGAGTACACCGATTTTATCGAATAGTTCAATATCCAATGTTGTCGTTGCGTTACCGTCCTTGTCATATCGAGTGTTCGATTTAATACTTTTAATCGCCTGTAGCGCATGCTCCGGAATGTCCTTCGACGCCTTAACTTTAATGTTCCCATTTTCATCCCAACTCATTATGTCAGTAAGGTTTGTGTTAGCCATGGTTAACAGTGCATAGGCGACGGCCTCACGATTAGCCTCTAGCGTTGCAGAGCGTTCCAATGTCTTCTGTATAGTTCGCACACCACCGTAGTTCTTTAATGACGGTATGCGTTTAATCTTACGCGTATCTTCTGTCTCAGCCATTTATTTCCTCTATCACTACAATACAAGCTCCATCTTTACATGGGTCGCCACGCGTTATGCGTAAATCATCCACTTGACTATCATCATCATATACACCAGCATCCATTAACGAGTCGAGGATAGCTTTGAGCAGATTGTCAATATCGAATATGCGACGACTACGAGGGCGAATAACAATGTCCATACGAAGGCGAGCACTGCCAAGTTTAGGAATTGCGCTATTAATAACATATTCCGAAACATCAACTTTAAATTGAACGCCAGCTTTAGATAAAAATCTTCGTTTGCCATTTGCTCTCCAGTATGTATTAACCGATGGGGGATACGGCAGGGTTAATATCATTTAGCCAACCTGTTTATGCGGTCATTGATACTACCATCATTGTATTTGCTTAAATAAGCCTTTAGAGCGTTATTAATGATGTGCGCCCTTGGCATCTCTAATTCTTGGTGGGCAATATCAAGCAATGCTCTGCTCTTAGGTGTCAGCCTTACTAAGAAGTTATTATAATCACTAGCAGCCATAATCTATATCCTCTAAATCATTCTCTGTATTTAATCTTTCTATCTCAGAAAATGCAGTCCTTACATAGTACACAATAAACGAAACTAGCATAACAGCACTAACTCCAATCAATATCAAATCCATTTGTCAATCCTTTATATATCTAATTCATATCGCAGTATATCATAATAAATAGCTTGCACAATAGGGTAAATTAGTCTATATTGATTCTTACGGGGCCATTACCCAGCCCTTGCAAATGTAGCTTCGACAGATGCAGATAAACGTAGCGTACCGCAGAGTTCTCCTTAAACGTCACAAGTAGACAGTGACTATAAATATCGGGGCTGTGAGCTGTGGGGGACATTCAGTCCTAGCTTAGATAAACGAGAGAAGCGCACCGAAAGGTGTTTTAATCTGAATACTTTATTTATTCGGGTTAGGTTAGGTATTGTCTTTCAATACGCATCATGCACACCACATCAACACATCAGAATAACGTGTCTATAAATACGAACTCTATCAACATGTGTTTACAAAAAACCTAGGAAAAATTGCTTCAGGTACCCCTACCGCTAGGCGAGGGGCTGGGGGGGCATAGGGTCACTTTGCCACAGCGCACCACTGGCACGAATCGCACCGCACCCACCACAATTATCTTAGTGAATAAGACCCACCCACTAGCAGGCCTTGCGATTCCTACACTATGTTATAGGCTGCCTTAAGCTGGCTTAGTGTTATGCCTTGATATACTAGGCGCTCGAGTGTGAGCAAGTCTGTATCTGTTTTGAGAGACTGACTAACAGCTAGTAGTGCATCATTAAAACTTATCGCTGTATCATCAACACTATTATTGGTTGTTTGTTTGTTTTGCTTACGCGGTCTAGCCATAGTTAAAGCCTCTTTTGTTGGTCTTTCAATTGGTGTGTTGCTTATACTTATTACATCATCAATCGTTAGCGTGTCATCATATATAACCCGTTTAAGCGAGCCTCTTAACCCGGTAAAGCCTTTTCTTATTTGCTCAACATAACCAAACTTAACAAGCCTTATAATGCCTTTGCTTATTGCTTGTGGGCTTACGCCTCTAAACTTACCCATTGTGCTAACAGCCGCGAATGTATAACCGCCTTGACTACAATAAGAGCAAAGCACTAGCAGATTTACATAATCCCCGCGTGTTAGCCTCTTATCATTGGCCGCCCTCAATGGCATAACGCTAAACTTTCTAGCGTCTGGCTTTTTCTCTTTTAACTCAATGCTTGGCTTAGCTGGTAGATTGAACACGATTGATAAGTTTTATTTATGGATAACCATTCTATCATTTAAATAAATGTTTAAGATATCTATTGACACGGTAAACCATTCGTATATTATTCACATCAACGCAACACATCGCGCCACTATATAAACACTATTGAGGTAAACGATTATGACAAACGCACAACAAACCGGCACAATGCTTTATTCTGCAATGGCCTTTCTACATTTCCTATTAGCTTGTTTCAATCCAAGCGAGCCAGCCATATTCATCAGTCAATTATTAGCCACTGCATTTTGGCTATATATGATTAAATATGATTTATTTGCAAAGGCGGCTTAATCATGATAATGCGCGATTATAAGAATCATAAGCCAGCAAGCCCTATAACATTCCTAGACATTTTATCTGCCGCCGGCTTTATTTTAACCATTATTGCACTAATCATTATTTCAACACTATAAAGGAAACTATCATGGCTCAAACTTCAGTATTCAGAGGCACTGCTCGCGCTATAATTTCAGACGATACCGGCATCAATTACATTTATCACCGCACGGCTATTGTTAAAAAGCTGAATGATGGCACTATCAAATTAAACTCCGGCGGGTGGCGAACTAACACTACCAAAACAGCAATGAACCAAGCTAGTAATAATTTCAACCTAGGTTTTGGCGTATTTCAAAAGAACTATGATTGGTTCGTGACATGGCAAGGCAACACGCTACCATTTGAAGATAATATGATTCTTAACTAAAGCATTCTATAAGCCCATTCTAATCAGTGGGCTTGTGGGCTTGCTTTAAGCCGCTACTATTTAAACACTATAAAGGGAACTATCAAATGGCACATATTGTGACACTACCTGACGGAACTATTGAATTGCATGATATTTGGGGATATGACGACATTCAAAACGTTCAATCCTCTAGGGATGAAGAACTATTGACAGATGAGCAATGCAAAGCTGTATTGGAACTTCTAGCCTATGCTTTTGACGCTAACGAGGGAATCCACTGGATAGCAGTAGAAAATGCAATTGACCAAGTTTTGGCAACGGGGGCTTAATTATGAAATTATCAATATATCACGGCACCGCACAACCTTTTACCGCAACCGGTAAGAATCAATGCAATTTATTAGATTTTGCCTATAAGTATCCGGGCTGGCACTCTTATAGCAGCGATAAACCTACCATGCGAGCTTTAAACGGGCTTATAGCGCGTAATTGCATTGTAATTAACGAGCACAATCAATTTAGAATTAACACGGGGGTTTAATCATGGTTAAGATTTTTATTGCAAAGGGTTACGATAGCTATTCACATAAGACACTAACTAAGGCGTTTTTAGTTCCTAGCGAGGCCGAAGCCTATCTAGTTAATTTAACAGACCCTAGCGTGAATACGTTTACCGCTAAGAGTTACATTGATTTATTAAACGCGTTTTTAAAAGGGGCTTAGCATGGTTAAAAATATAAACGTTAGATTCTTTTCGTATTGCATAGCGGATAACGAGCCGGATATTATCGAAATATCAGAAAGCCAATTCCTAGAATTGAAAGGCGCTATCACTTATGAAAGGCATACTGTTTTTAATAACGGCTGCAGCCAAATATGTTTAACAATTGAGCCGGTAGATTATCCAGAAAATTATGATTTAAAAGGCGTTTAACAATAACCTAAGCAATTAAGCCCGTTTTATAGGGCTTTTTTGTTGTCTATTGTTTATGCACTGGCTAATTATCACATGAAACACTCAACAAGGCCATTTTTAAGCCCATAGGCGCGTTTTATTGCTTAACTGAACCCATTACACTAATCCAACAATTGAAACAGTTATAATGCGCATTGTGCAATCCGTTTTTGTAACGCCTTGCGTTAAATGCCTGCCGGTTTATTTTTTGCCGCGATTCTTAACTGATAGTTTACGTTTACGCATTTTTGTAAACTCGGCTTTACATTTTCTGCCATTTTTTGCCATTTTTCTGAAAAGTGAAATATAGGCGAAGGGCGCGAGACAATTTTTATTGCTTGCTTTCATTCAAATGCTGGCTAACTTTTTCTTTCGCTTCATCCACATTTTTATAATTGCCTAAGTGAACAGAGGGCAGCAACCAAACTGAGTAAATAGTAGCACCTTGCGAGACGGCCTTTGATATTGAATAGCCTTTGCTTCGTGCCACGGTTGCGTCATCCATCTTTGCCGGGCTGAAGTTTACTATCGCGGTCTTGCCCCAGCTATACCATCGCACTAATGCTTACCTCTTGTGCTGCCTGCACTGCTAACTCAGGGAAGTTCTGTGGGTTATCCAATATGCGTTTTACCCATGAGCGGTAATTGGTCTTTGGTTTTAGCTTATCAGCAATAAACTTATTCAGCTTATCCACGTTCTGTTTATTCTCGGCATAACTTACTGGCGCTGGCAATGCGTGATACTCAGATTCCCTTGGCTTGCATAGCTGGATGATGTCTGCTGGTTGCGGTAACTTGTTAGGCGTATCTGTCCAATTGTCGAAAGCCCGGCCAACCACATTGAAGTCAAAGCGTTCCAACTTATGCCACCAAATACGCAATAACTCTTTCTCAGGTAACGGCTTGCCATATATCACAAATACCGCGTTAATCATTTCTTTAAAAGCTAGTTTGTCTGAATCAATCATTAGAATGGTGCCTCTTGTGTAGGCGCTTCATCCATGTAGCGGCCTTGGTTTAAATAAGTAGCTGGATTAGGAACGTATTTGCCATCCTCTTGCTGCCATTGCTTACTTGGTATCTGCCAGTTAAGCGCATCAATCACTTGCAATATATCAGGCTTTGCTTTCTTCCACGCTTTGATTGATTCTTGTTTGCCGACCTTCTTGGGATATTTATACCAGAAGTCTTCAAAGTAATTCTCAAGCACTTCAGCGCGTTTAGGTTTTATATTGGTTAATGGTTTATGGTTAATGGTTAATGGTTTATGGTTAGCATTGCCATCGCAATCCGTTCGCAATGCGTTCGCATCCTGTAAGTCTTTGTTTTTATTCCATCTTACTTTTGCACTAGCTTTTGCCTTGGTTGACTTGCCATG